GCGCCTGTTGCTCCGGTCGCACCCGTTGTTCCTTCTCCAATTCCAGTAATGCCAGTATTACCCGTCGCTCCCGTTGGACCCATAGAACCTACAACATTTAAAATATACAACAAGGCGCAACTCCCCATTATCTAGCGGTGATAAATATCTTATTAATGTCGTTACTAAGCCGTTACCCAAATCGAATAAACTTTGCAAGCACTACCTGACGGAAAAGTATCCGCGATTGGAACATAACTCCAATTGGCACCCGCATCGGTGGAGTAACCTAGCGCATATGTTGAGCCGAGGCCCCCAGCGTATATCACGCCATCATAATATTGCAAATCTGCTAAAGTCGTTTCGCCGTATAGTTCAATATCAAGTTGACCAAAATAGGCCCAATTGCTGCCCGCGTTAGAGGTGTAGGAAATCCTGGTATCCGCGTTATCGTTACTAGCATAGAGCCGGGTATTCACGGGATCGTAGGCCATATGGGTAACTCTGTTTGCATGGAGCCCCTGGGTTGTCGTGTATGCGGTGAAATTAGCACCGTCATCTGTACTCTTGCCGATCCCGCCCGTAGTGCCCACCCATAAAGTAGTCCCCGCCAATAGGCAACACCACGCAGCATTATTTGGCAATCCCTGGGTTGTGGTTCTTAATGTCCAACTAGCCCCATCATTCGCGGAGTAGTAAAGCCCACTCGCACATGCAACATATAGCTTATCTCCATCCACACAAATCCCGTAGCAGAAAACCGCACCTACTCCCGTATCATTTGTATATGTATTCCCATCGGTGCTTGTGTGCAGGCCGTTTGATGACACACAATAGTATTTACCGTTTGCGTAAATCATCTGTTGGATATCTGCCGGGCCTGTTGTTTCTGTCCAGGAGCCCCCACCATTGGTCGAATATTTCATCTCACCATATGCGCGGCCATAAACCCAATATGTGCCTCTAGTCCACACATAACCCAGCTGTGAGTGTTCATGATAGATACTCGTATATGCTCCGCCAATCTCTGGGGCTTTGCCGAGATCTCCCACATCATAGGCCCCAGCAATAATGAAAAATGCTTTGGGGGGCCGCGCATTATTTTTTTGAACCCAAAAATTTGCAAACATTTTAAACCCTATTTGAAGTCTAAATTATACATTCCCCACCAAGAACCGTTGGCTTTTGCCAGCGTAATAATATCAACCGATCCGTTAGCTGTCGAAAGAGTCGGACCCGCTCCTCCCGGCCATTCAACCGTCGTCGTCCAAGTGCCTGTGCATCCCGTTGTCCCTTGAACAAGAAGGAGGAGATAAGTTCCTACCGTTGCAGTTGCCGACAATGTGATCGCGGTAGCTGCATTGAGAATCAGTCTCTGAACAGATCCGTTGTCGAAATTTATCGTCTCTGTTCCATCGGTAGCTCCGGTTGTCCCAAGATATGTTGCCTGGGGCTCAACACCTGTTGGGCCTGTCGGGCCTAAGGGGCCGCCCTCAGGCCCGGTGGGGCCGGTGGAGCCTGTGGGGCCGGCCCCTGTTGCGCCTGTAGCGCCATCGGACCCCATGGGGGTGAGTACCTGCAATTCAGCATAAACTTGTAACAGGGCCGCAGTTTGAACCGTTGCATCGGTTACAAAACCGAGCGCATAGAATCCATCTCCGGGTAAAGCGAATGTTGAGGTAATCCGTTCAGTCATCATGTCAGCGGCGGGATCTTGAAATGTTGTGGTAGTGCCAGATGTGGCAGCTGCTAGCGTGTTGATCGAAACGCCTGTTCCGCCTGAACTAGCTGGCCGAGAAACAGCATGGAGCCCCACTACCACCGAACCGCTTGCAGCATATGCAGCAACATTATTTCCGAGCACCGTTACAACGATTCGCATGGTAGCTGCCGCGCCCGCAACATTAGGATATCTCGCAGCGACTAGATCAAAAAGAGACTGAGGATATAATACCCCTGTGCCCGAAACAGCTGCCGCGTTGTTACCCTCGGATAGTGCATATGTCCCAGCTGCCCTAGCCGCTATGTGCGAAGCCGAGCCAATTTGAATCGTGCGCCAATAGCTGCCCGAAGCAACACCAGTGGCTCCTGTGCCACCAGTGGCTCCTGTAGCACCAGCTCCTGTGCTACCAGTGGCTCCTGTGCCACCAGTGGCTCCTGTGCTACCAGTGGCTCCTGTAGCACCAGCTCCTGTGCTACCAGTGGCACCTGTAAGGCCAGTTGCTCCCGTAAGACCCGTCTGTCCTGTAGCACCAGCTCCTGTGCTACCAGTGGCTCCTGTGCTACCAGTGGCTCCTGTGCCACCAGTGGCTCCTGTAGCACCAGCTCCTGTTTCGCCACTCATGCCTGTGAGGCCGGTCAAACCAGTGGCACCTGTGGCACCAGTCTCTCCACTCATTCCTGTTTCACCAGCTCCTGTCTCGCCACTCATACCAGTGAGGCCGGTCAAACCTGTCGCTCCTGTCTGGCCTGATCTTCCAGTTCCACCCGTTTCACCCGTAAGTCCTGTTGCACCAGTATATCCATCAGCGGGACCAGTCGCACCTGTGAGGCCCGTAGTTCCAGTTTCACCAGTGGCTCCAGTTTCACCAGTGGCTCCGTCTGTTCCAGCTCCAGTTTGTCCCGTAAGGCCAGTTGCACCTGTGAGACCTGTAGCACCAGTCTCGCCACTCATTCCAGTTTCGCCAGTCAGACCTGTGGCACCAATGCCAGTTTCACCTGTGGCTCCAGTTTCGCCAGTCAGACCTGTGGCGCCAATGCCAGTTTCACCAGTGGCTCCGGTCTCTCCACTCATTCCAGTCAAGCCCGTCGCACCAGTCATGCCATCGGTAGCTCCAACCAATCCAGTCGCGCCTGTGAGGCCGGTGGCACCTGTCAGACCAGTTGCACCAGTTGCTCCCGTTAAACCCGTTTGGCCAGTAGATCCAGTAGTTCCGATAAAGGACTCTTCAACTGTTCCGTATCTTATCTCTGGATGCAAGCCGGGTTTGCGAAGGATCTTGCTTTTTTGCGATTTTAAACTGCTCGCCATAAGTGCCCCGCATAAACTAAGTGAGTGAATAAACCAAACAGTAACATATAGCTCAAGTCGATGGTATGCCGACGACATCTTTCAAATTCAGAACAAACACTTTCATGAAATTTAAACTTTAATTCTGTTGCCTGCGCCTCAGTAATAGAGAAAAAAAACTTAGCCTTTCCGGGCTTAATTTTTTCTACTCTTGAAATACGATGACTTCCCGCTTCAGAAGTTTGAAGATAGGATGCAAAGAGGTAATTTACTGTGACATAAAGCGACTCTATCGAACTTCCACTATTTGACAAATTCCGTTCGATGCACCCACTGCTTTTATCAAACTTATTCTGTCCCATAATGTACCTGCGCTAATAACAATTGGAGTATTGGCTGGTAAATAAATGTCAGAAGTGGTCGCAGATGCAACGCTACGGCTCAAAACAAAATGGGCAGCAACACTCGATATCAACCGATATGCTTTGCCGAGTTCCATTGTGAGAGTAGAACTTGCACCCGTTACTGTCCCATTTATAGGGGGGACATTTCTTGACCCGGCACTACTCTGTGGGAAATAAAGAGGACCATCTATCACTTTTCTTGAGTGAGAATAAGCACTGTGCTCACGCCTAATCGCCTGCTCAGTAGTGATATAATCTTCTTTTTTTATTTCAGTGACCATAGTTTAGTCCTATTTCTTTCGCCTAAAGTTTTTCACTTCAGGACTTGCAACCGGACGTTGCGTCTGAGCCTCAGCTCGGATTAGCCTGTGCTCAAACGGTTCGGGAGTTACAAATTCCTTAAAGCCAACAATCCGCAAAGCATTAGCATCTGCAAGGTTATCAACCAACAAAATCCCATCTTCGTCAACTTCAAGCACCCTGTCGTTGGGGAATGCTAATTTGTGATTTTTAAATTTCTCATTTATCAGACGCATCAGTGTCTCCGAAGTTTTAAGCGTTCTCAAAGTCAGATGCGATCCTCTTCCCTGAAGACCGCACCCTTCTTTGAAAATATTTGAACAGAAAAGGCGAGTCAGATTTTTAGTCTGGTCGCCTCATTCAAACTCAGTCGGCACCAAGGCTCGGAACGGATAGCCGCCCGATGTTCTTAATGCAGATAATACCACGAGGCCGGAAAAGGATCGGGGTATTGTAATAGAGCTGCATCCAACGGATCGAAGAGGCCACTGTTGCGAGTGGGAACTTCAACATCGGAGACAGTTCACGCAGCGTGAGAACGGTTTCGTCGTACTGGCCAACATAGGCTTCGCCAAGACCGGGAAGGGACTCGTTGCCGTCTTTGAAAACTGTCGATGCACCGCTGGAAGCAATCTCAGCAATCAGGTACTTAGTGCCAGCAATCCCGTCTTCATAACGAGTTCTATAGATGCGATAACCTGTGGCCAGATCATTCCCGCTGACTGCGCCGCGAGTAATGGTGACTGTGACTTCGGCAGAACCAGCGGCTGCAACAACTGCGGTTGCATTACCTACGGCTGCATCAGACTCGCCGTTGCGAGAAATAGCAGTTACCGAATATGTGTAGGACGCATATTCAGCAGCAAGAAAACCACGACTCGTTGAAACAGCGCCAACCGTTACGGCTGCGAGTGCAGGCTTGGTGGGAACAGAAGAGTTTTCAGCGGTCGTAGGAGCCGTTTTGTCGATTCTCAAGAACACGTTTGGCTTTAGAACGATTTTACCACCGGAAGTTTTCACTATGCGGCTGTCAAAACCAGTTTCGTTTGCATCGGCCCCACCGATCGGATAACGACCTTTGGAGAAGAAACCAACGTTATAGTCGCGATGAGCCGAGTGCGGCAGATAGCAAGCGGTCGGAAAATAATGGTTGTCCAAAAGAATCCGAGATGCTTCTGCAAAAATGCCTTCGGTAAGAGGCGCACCGCGCATGTCGATGACGTGTTCATTGCTTGTGGCTGGCTGAAGATCACCACCGGTAGTGGAGTCAGCATAACCAGCAATCGCCTGAGTTTTCAAACCGTCAAACGCCTGGGTGATGATAGAGCTGTTTGCATTGAACAGGGATTCTTCCATCTGACGAAGCATCCACATTGCACCGTTTTTTGTCTCAAGAGCAACGACGTTGCCATGAGCGGGTTTAACGAGCAACATTGGATGACTGACTTCTCGGGTCGTTCCCATGAACTTGACGAACTGCACTTTACGAGTGTAAGTGCTATCTTCAGTCCTGGGCAATCCGCCTTCAGAAATGAAGAATCCACCCTTGCCGCCGTATTTCGAGAGTAGGTTATACTCTTCGACGGTGTTGTAGGCTTTTGATTTAGGAATATCATTATATAAGACGATATTTTTCATCAAATAGGAAACGATCTTCAGCGTTGCATCAAGGCTTTCTACCCTTAACGCGCCACCACCTGTTTGCGCTCCAGGGGTCGTAGCAACTCCCGCTTCCAACGCCTTGTTTAACTCAGCTAACTCTTGGGGACTGCTAATGCCAAAGCCGTCACCCTGACCTTCAAAACTTTTAGGATCGATAACTGGATACATTGCATTCCCCTTATAGAATTGTTCGGAGCAGTTTATCTGCCGCCGGTGTTACATAACCAAAGGTTTCAAAGTTAATAAGATCGGTATCTGACATCTTATCGCTTTTAACCAACTCAACCATCGCATCAGAAATTGCTTTCTTGACTTCAAACCCCGACTTGTTCGCGAGGCTCTTATACATCATGCCATCACCATCATTTGCAGGCATTGCCACAAATGATTTCTCAATTCCAGCAGATTGAGTAACCGCCTTCGGTCTCATTGGCTCGTTCTCAATCACACCGATGCGCTCGCATACGGCTTTGAGGACGACACCAACATTGCCCATCGATTTAGCAAGACCATTAACCGCATCCATAAGGTCTTCATAGCGGGCGTCCTGCGCCTTGTCGCTTTTAACGACAAAGTCTCTCAGACCGTTAATCTGACCAGCGGTGTGATCAACCAGCGATTTCAGAAAAGTTGAGACTTCAACTTTTGCTTCAACTTCATCCGGCAAATTGTCATAGAAAGATTTTTTCGACTCATTGTCGTCGTCGCCTTCCTTCTTTTCTTTTGCTTCCTTGCCTTTGCTTTCACCTGCCTCATGAGCCATGCTCTCACCTGGAGCACCCAATGAACCGTTTTCTTCTGCGGCTCCCTCGGTCGGGCCAAGATCTCCTGCCTTCGCAACATCGCCTTTTGAGAGGTCGAGTTTCGATAGGGCTTTAGAGACATCTTCTCTAGTAATCATTCGCAAACCCCCCAAAATTATAATCTAAACTTTAACTCTGCCAACGAAGCTGTCCATAACGCCGCGTAATTAGTGTCGGTCACTGTCCCATCGGCGTCAAGCTTTGCAGCCAAACCTTTTAGTGCAGCAATGATCTCGTCACTTTTTGTCAAAAGCGCACTGAACGCCTTGGTTGGATCATCTAATAGATGCTCATCACCGACCTCATCGCTTGGCAATCTGCCAACGTCTGTCGCATCACTCATGCTTTATCTCCCTTTGAGATTAAGTGTTGAATAAAGAGAATAGCCGCTTCATCTGAAAAGTCTGGCCGCAGGTCATACAGATAATCGAATGCCTTCGAGATAGCATCAAGGTCATATCCGAATGAACGCATGACATCCTTAAGAGCTGCGTCTTTCTTCTTGTTTCGTTTCGTCTCTTCATCTTTCTCAAGCGACTCAGGCGAGAGTGCGCCACCACCAGATTGAACACCAGGGCCACCTGCTGCGCTATAGCCAGCGGTGAGAGATTTCGTCGCCAGATCTTCGTCGTAAAAGCTTTTCACCAGCGTAGACCATTGGCAATCAGTATTGACCGGAGCATTGGTTACAGCCACATTTCGGATGATAGCCTTTTCGATCACGTTATTTGATCGACGAAGGACTTTGCCCTCAATCGAAAAACCAAGTCGTCGATCTGGAGTACCAGCCAACGCTTTAGCAAGTTCCCAGATATCATCAGCTCGCTTGGTGCCTTTGATAATATATCCCTCGGTGATCCAGCCGTCTGTGGTCTTATCACCCTTCTTGATCTCTTTGCTGTAATACGCAGCTTCTGGATAGCCTACAACCGCACTGGTTGACTGGCTATGATTGTCGTTGAAATGGCCATGCTGAAGAAATGGATTAAAGTCTAAACCCTTTGCTAGAACCCGCTCAGCTTGACGGTCTTCGCTCGACGTAGACATCGTGCCTCTAATCCTGCGAGAATTGAAGGCTTCGTCGTCTTCGCCCTTAATAAATTCAACGTCTGGTAGCCAAACATTGAATCCGCCTTTGTTTATATATAAATCCATTTGCCATCCCACAAAATTAAAAGAGCGACTATGCTCTTTGCACAACCACTCCGATTTTTAATCGAGTCTTTATTGTTGTTGAGTTTTAATTGTAGTCTAAATTAGTTATGCGTGTCTATTGTTTTTCTTTGACTTCATAAGTGAATTTGGCATTAATTGATTTTAGAATACCAAAATCAATTGAAATGTCTTGCTTGCATGATTTACAAACCGCAAAACAGCCATCGGCGTTCCACTTTATAATTAACGCCTTCATCCTGACTTCTTCAGTATTGCTTTTGATAATATACGCGCTGCAATTTGAACAGCGCACATCGTTATTTTCGTCTTGCAAGTAAAATCCTTTCGATTTTTTCAATGCGAGATTTTCTGATATCGGTCACTATGGCTGGTGCCGAAACCGCCTCAATCTTTGACTTTATAATCGATTCCGATTTTATAAGTGTTTCACCCGGAGTATACGCCTCATCGAATCCTACTATTAAAGAAAAAGACTTTTTAGATGTTTTTTCTAACACCTGTTTGTCACTCATTCCCTTTCTCCTTCAAACTCTAAAATCGCCTCTTGCCGAATTTTAGTTTTGTTCTCAGCAGACAAAGCTGCCCTTTCACTGTCGCTTATTTCTTGGCCGATACTGAATATCTTACCACCATTTTCAAACTTTTGAGCCACAACATTTTTCTTTTTAAACCCGAATCCTTCTGGCAAAACGTGTAGCTGACAAGCGCACCAAGGATGAACCGCGCCAATTGTGGGCAACCAATTCGCGGCCTTTTTGCCCACGTTGCTGATCGCCAGATCTTTCAGCCTAAAAATCTTAGGTATACCTGATTCCAGGTATAAACTGTTACACTTCGGGCAACAATTGTGAACTGCAATACCATCTGCGACATACGAGTTGTCGTCTTCGACCTCAAGATTAAAAACATTGCCCTCGTAATCACAAACGTCTATTGTCTGGACAGACACAATCTTTGCAAAGGGACGCTTATGCCATATCGAAAAAATCTTCCTGAGAATGAAGTCATAGTCGCATACCTTAGAAGGCTTGATCTCCCCATCAGAACCATTGCCAAAGAACTTGGAGTAGGAGTTACGTTCCTCAAAAAAGCAGCGATTAGAAACAATATTCCCAAAAGGAGCATCTCCAAATCTCATAGATTTAGGCTCGAAAGACTGACGGAAGAGGAGAGAGGCACTCTCACCACAAATGCGAGGAAAGCTCGTGTTCTTGCATTGACACAAGATGCTAGAAATAAAAAGGCTCAGACGAGACAAAGAACTCTTAGTGCAATGACAGAAGATGCAAAACAGATTTGCAATGAACTTAAAGACTTCAATCCAATTCCTGAAATGGCTATTTGTCAATTCAATATCGACATCGCTGTCCCTTCTTTGAAGGTTGCAATAGAGGTAGATGGAAGCACAGGCTGGCACTATACAGGAAGCCACAGCAGACATTTTGCCAAAGAGAAACTTCTTAGAGAGAATGACTGGCTGATCATTAGAATCCAAGACATTTCCGATATTAAATATCTTATCTCCTGCCTTAATAGAATCTGCCCGAACCCAATTCATATTGACTAAAACTGGATGATTCGCTGTCATATTGGGTTTGGAGTTTAATCCATACAATTTGCCCGAATAGAACTTCTTAAACTTTGTCTTGACTCTTCTCCATCGCAACCGATGAGTGAGAACATAATCACCGACCAAAACATCTTCGATGTTAACCAACCCATCCCTAGTTTCAATTTTGGTTCCGACTATGAAACAGTCTGGGTTGGGACGCTTATAGACAAGCTGGTCCGCCCCTTCGTCCGACGTCCGCTTTATTTCAGCCGCGATGCCAAACTGGATAGCGTCGTTTAATTCGGTTGAAGCAACACGTCGCCAATCGCGGTTGCGGTCGTCAAACTTGTCGAAGAGCATCGTCTTTAATTCTGAAGGAGTTCTACGCTCCTCTATGGCCGTTACCACACTATCCCTAACCGCTTGAAGCGCCTGACTAGATACTACAGTTCGGACATCCTTTAGCATCGAGTCCTTCAATCCTCTAATGTGCTCGCCGATGTTATTCGAGGCGTACTCGATTGCGGCCCGCTCGGTGTCTGTCATCGGCTTTAATTTTCGGATCATTTTTTCGATATCAACCTTTGACAGCTTTTTCCGAACATCCTCCGGCAGCAGGGCAACCAGTCGTCCATACTGGGCGGGATCGACCACCATTTTACCGACGCTCTCCCTTAAGAGACCAAGGTCTTTTAATTTGCGGATTTCGTCCGGCGTTAGATGCTGCTCGCCCACAGCGGTCGCCATGAACGTCAGCATGTGTCGGTCAATGATGTTAATAACTTCGTCGAGTTGTTTCTTGGTTAAACTCATGCTCAGCTTTTCTTTAGGTCGATATAAAACGATTCTGATTTATCTAACTTAATCACCCATCCTGGAGAAAACGCATTCTTAATCGCCGTAGACTTTTCAATTTTTTTTAGCTTGACGTAATACTCTTTGTCTTCGGTCAGGTGGTCCTTGGCAATCTCTTTTGCTTGCTGCTTGTCGCTGGTATGTTCCCGTTCCGTTTTTGTTCCGGCTTTTAATTTGTCCTCAGGGAACTCGCCGTCGGGGTTTCCGTCTGCCAATCCGCCGACAAGCTTTTCTGATTTAATATAAAATTCTGACTTTTCAACTCCCATACAAACTCCCAAATGCTGGAGAACTATGTTGTCGGAATATGGGACGTGCAGGTTATTCCAGATATCAGGATTCATCCCACTCTTGATCGAAACCCAATGCCACCGGTGACACTCCTCGTCGGGATCCATCTTGATCGTCGATGGGTGTTTGCCGGCCATATCGAGATCAACCTTAAACATATAAAGCGTCAATCCCCTTTCTTCGTTTACGACCGTCGCTACATGGTGCAGAAGATTAGGGGTCAACTGTATTCCAGTTTCCTCTTTAACCTCTCTGACCGCCCCTTCAAGAGGGTGCTCGTTTGGGTTTAAATGGCCACCCGGCTGCGTCCACTTTTTATCGTCTTTTCGACGGCCCATAAGCAGCTTGCCGCGACGGAGAATTGCAACAACGGCGATATGTTTCACTTTAACACCTCCGCAACTTCAGCCTTGATGTTCTTGATCGTCTGATCAAACATCTTCGTCCACTCGTCAATCATCTCATCCTGCGCGTCAACTCCGGTCGTTACCTTTGGCGCAATCGATTTTTCGAGGTCGATATGATAGTGATCGCCGGCAAGCGTCTGAAGGAGTTCGCCTCGCTTTAGGTCAAACTCCTCTTGCGACTCGACATCGATTTCGACTCTCATATGATAAATTCCGCCCTGAGTGATTTTTTCATTGGCTTGTCTTCGGGCTTGCCACCGCCTTTTAGCTTGTCGAGTTCTGCCTGAAGTTCTTCGTCCGACATCTGATCGTAGTTCGGTTCGGCATCGGGACCACCTTGGCCTTGATCTGGACCACCTTGGCCTTGATCTGGACCACCTTGACCTTGATCTGGACCACCTTGACCTTGATCTGGACCACCTTGGCCTTGATCTGGACCACCTTGACCTTGATCTGGACCACCTTGACCTTGATCTGGACCACCTTGACCTTGATCTAGCTGAGCTGCGCTTTGGGCAGACCCAACCGCCTGAATGAACTGTTGAGACATAACAAAGTCGCCAACGTCTTTTAATTGGTCCGGTGTTTTGATTGCAGGAAGATCATACTCGGCTCTAAGCTCATTGAGCGTCTTGAATGTCTCGACCTGGGTCTTGTCCATATCGAGCTGTTCTTTTTCTGAATTGACATTCAAACCGACAAACTCAAACTCTAAATCTGGATCGATTCGCCAAACAATATACTCATTGATCTGATACGAAACGAAACGAAGTAGCGGGTCAAGACCTCTATCTTTCGATAATTTCTGCCGCTCTACTTGCTGGCCTTGACCGCCAATACTACTGCCACCACCTTGGCCTGACGAATTCTTCGAAATATCGAAACCGATCTCAATTGGATCGATCTGGTAAACCGCACAAATCGATTTAACCAGATACTCGATATATTTCCCCCACTCCATTTCCTTGTTTGTTGAATGGAGAGAGATCCAATTTAACTTGTTGTCTTTACCCGTCGCAACGATCGGTGTTCGCCAACTGTTGGCAACGCCCACGCATTGCTGATGCCATTGTCGCCTGAAGGCGTCAAGCTGATCAGGAGGGACGTTTCCCTCGAACGATAGAATACCCTTCTGACTTGATCCCTGACTAAAGAAACGCCTGTTATATGTATCCGCATTGATATGAGCGGTGATCACTGGAAGCAACATTTCGATTTCAGAGAAACCATATCCGTTCATCAGGATATCAGTCCTTGGGTTTCTTACACCATAAGCCATCTCCCATTCTTCAAACTCTGCGACCGGGCATCCATTCATTAGTTGAACGTATCGCGGATTTTTTGCATCTTTCACATGACGCTTTGCCTGCTCCCAAATCGGAGTAATGAGGATCTGCTGATGAGATGGTCCACCATCTCTCAACTTCTGATCAAACTCATCTGGCAATAATCGTATAGTTGACGCATCAATCGCTCTAAACGACGCAGGAAGACCATTTCGTCTTGGCACTATTTCGGCCGTGCAAGCATCAAACGTTAAACTGTCCCTTATATATTTTCTAAGAAACTGTTCAAAGTTATCTCGCTTTTTTGTTTCTGGCGTGTCTTGCGTCGACTCAGGAAAACCACAAGCAACGACGAATCTTTCTAACTCTTGAGCTTTTTTCTTTCCCTTGCCAGAGATCGCTTTTTTCTTGTCCCGATTGGTAATGCGAAAACCCATCTTCCATCTATTCTCTTGAGGGTTGGCAAACGCTGCAAATTGATTTGTTCTGGTTTGAATGATCGCGGATATGATTGGATCTGAATAGCTGATCTGTCTAGCTTTAGAAAAGTCTACGGCTGTGTATTTTTCTTTATAACCGTAGACACTCGCATTGTAGGCAAACGGGTCCGACAATAACGCCTTCGGCTGATAGTCGCTCGCAGACGCAGGAGACATAAATCCCGCTTTGATCAACTCTTGCCGTAGCGGCATAATTTCTTGCGAAATAAAGCCAACCGTATTACTCAGAATACTCTTCATTATTCCCATCGTCCAACCCCTGATGTTTCATCATTTCAATTAGCGCAGCATCCGTTTCGGATGTCGCCTTTACCAGCTCACCACCCAGTTGAATCTGATTCTGATTGAATCGATTTCTTAAAGCGGGGCCAACGGACTTAACTGAACCGTCTTCTGAGCAATCAAGTTCACCTCGTTCGAACATCCCTTTGATCGCTTCGTCGCAACTCCCTGCCATCTGCTTTGTCCATGCTTCGGGTATCGCGCCGAATGGGGAGTGCTGTTCACCCTTTGAGATAAAATTCCCAAACGCCTGACCAATTTCATTTCTTTGTCCGGCTGCGATATCCGCCTGCGTCTGGTCGCAACATTGGTTGAGGATCCGCGTCGCGTTATCTGCAATCGGGTTCCCCGTCATCGGGCCAAAATCAAATTGGATTCCACCGGGGCCGCAGGACTTAACCATCGAATGAGACGTACGCCTGGGAGATGCGGAAACAGGCGTAGGATCGTGTCGAACCGTTTGGCCAGATATACTCTTAGCCAGATCGTCGAGAGCGTCTACGTTGCGTTTAATGCGGCTCTTATCGATATCTCTGTTTTTCATAGTCATATCAATCACCTATCCAGTTTCTATATAGAAACTCAACCTTGCCATCCATCGCTCGTGTTATCACGAGTGCGACGTTTTATACCATCGCTAGAGGTATAAGTTTCCTTCCCAGTGTCCAAAGCCTTCGCATGTTTCTTGCCATCCGACGTATCCCAACCCCTAGACTTGCGATCACCATCATCAATATCATTGAGGCGATCCCTATGATCAAAGTCTCTCTGATCATGCTGTCTCTCAGGTTTACTCGGCTTTGGCTTGCTTTCTCGCGTCTTCTTGCTTGCCTCTTCCAGATGATGTTGTGCCGCAACAAAGTGCTCATCACCTTCAGGGCTTCCATAAAGCTTAGCCTTATCATCTGCTTCATCACTCAACTTCATTCTTAACGTAGCTGCGTTCTTATGATCTTGCTTAGTGAAAGAAGAATGATCTGCATGGTTGGCATCCTGATAGATCGGCTTTCCTGATCTTGTATGACCTATAATTTTTCCGCCACGGGATCCTTCACCTGTGCCGGCTTTAATTAAATCGTCAAGAGCCTGATCAACAGATTTTTTAGCTATAAGATTTGCATGCTCCCTTTTAGACTGCCTGTGTTTGTCCGACTCCTCTTTATTCGCAGCAGACGCCTGAAGAGTCTTGTGAACCTTGATCGCATCCTTTCGATCCTGATCACTAAAGTCCTTATGGCCTGGATGTTTAGAGTCGCCATAGATAGATTTTCCCGACCTTGTTCTGCCGATAGATTCTTCGTCGACTTTAATTTCGTCTACGCCCAGTGCGGTTGATTTGGACAGGTCACCTTCGAGAAGACTCTTTTTCTTGGCACCCACCTTCGTGTAAATCTTAGGTGTGCCTGATTCTAGGTATTTACTGTCTGGATGCAGTTTTAAATAATGACCCCTGTCTTCGCCCGACAGATTATTGTACCAATCATCATGATCTGAATTGTGACTCATCATATACTCGGGATCGCCATCTGCATCTTTAGGACCAGGAATCCTTCCTGATGGATCATGCTCATATTCCATAGTCGACCCATGATTCATTCTCTCATGGTGAATCCACTTCTCATGGCTGTCATCTTCGTCCGCCCAGTCTCTGCGCTCTCTTGCCGCTTCTTCTGCCTTATAGTGTTTTTTTGCTAGTTTTGCATGATCCGCCCGAGACAACTCGCCTATAGGGTTGGGTTTATTTTGGTTTTGATAAATCGGTTTGCCTGATCTTGTATGACCAATAATCTTTCCACCGCGAGAGCCTTCGCCTCTACCGGCTTTAATCAGATCATTTAATGCATCGTCAAAACTCTTCATCAATACACCCCACCAAATACTCGATTAATTACTTGAGGGACTCGCTTGTCCATTTCGTGTTCTGGATCGATCACCCCCGCCTGGATTAACTCCTTTAGCATCGCCTTATCGCCATCGTGAACCTCGACGGCGTCGCCACAGTGGATGGGGATTCCCCATTCGTCGACTTTAATTTCGTCTACGCCCAGTGCGGTTGATTTGGACAGGTCACCTTCGGGAAGGCTCTTTTTCGTTTTGGCTCTGGCTTCAATGTCCCCTTTTCTGTCTGCCGCAGCATCATGATACGAAGCCATTGCCCGATGCTGTGTCGATATTAGCGGATCGTGAGCATACGCAACAGCCATACCGTTGTGCAGGTCTCTAAATCTCCGATGACCCGCCTTGTCCGTCGTGCTAAAGCTATGTTCGACATCCTTGTTGCTCATGTGCGGAAACGCCTCGTTAGGAGCATCCTCTTCTGTACCCTTAACGTGAGCCTGAGTTGCATGAGCAGATATTTCTTTGAGGTGTTTTTCGTGCAGCCCAGAATTGCCTGAATTTTTTGCGTCCCTTGCTTTTTCTGAATGATGGTCTATGGCGTCATAATGGTCTCGCGACGTAAAAAAAGCATGAGTGGGATGGTTGGCATTTGAATAGATATCTTTGCCGCTTTTAGTCGAGCCGATAACGTGGCTACCAGGCTCATCTGGAATTCCTTTTTTGCTAGCAGCCGCAGGAAATCTATCCAATTCATTACGCCTTGCCTGTACGGCAGGACTAAGTGGACGAGCATTCGATCTCTTGTTCGCCTCTTCCTTATGATGCTTGCCCATCGAATCATGAAGAGTCGGACTATTTTTTTCTTTTGCCACCGCTGCTTCTTTGTGATATTCGGCCATCCTCGAATCGTGGTCTCGATCACCATTCGAGTGGTTAAGATGCAAATCAGCCGCTTCTTTATGGTCCGTAGAATTAAACCTGTCGTGAGCAAGATTGTGACTTTCATAAATCGGTTTACCAGATTTGGTATGACCGATAATCTTTCCGCCCCTTGATCCTTCACCTGTGCCGGCTTTAATTAAATCGTCTAGGACTTCACCTAAAGATTTCTCGGAATCGTCCTCTTCGTCGCTTTCGCTATCGTCCTTATTGGCATCTTTGTCCGATGCGTTTACCGCCTGACTGTCTGTCATCTGTGTATCTTCGATAGATTCTTCGTCGTCTCCCTTTATAACGTCAGAGGTTGAACTAGCAGATTTTTCTGCCGTCTCTTTTTTGTCGACCTTGAACTTCTCTTCGGGCTTGTCTTCGTCGTCTTCGTCTTCATCGTCAGACTTGAATATCTCGGTTAACGAACTGATCGCATCTGCAACAAGAGATTTCGCTGTTGGGAATTCTATCGGTTTAGGCTTCTCTGGCTCTTTAACTTTAACCGGCTTGATAGCTGGTTGCTTGGCGGCTGGCGCATTTACTGGTTCATATTCATTGCTTTTCATCATTTCAAAAGGTCGAATCTCGCCGCTCCACAACTCATCAATGATCGGTGTGCCTCGACTTACAGTCCCAACCGAACCGTTAGCGATAGATTTTGCAAGCTGTTGGTCTGTGTCAGAACCGTTCTCGATTAAAATCGGATTGTCCATAACCTTAAACATATATCTCTCCTTAAATTATGTTTCCTGAATGGCCAGGACACTGACCACAAATCTTAAATACTGCCGAATGCAAGTCCATCACATTATCATTCATTATATTTCCAAACACGCCCCTACCGTCATAGTCGATGCAGCAGGGAACAAGATCTCCGTTCCAAAGGACAATGCCCCAATCAAGTTTCAAAAACGCACAATGATTTGCTGGATCCTTTAGTGGTGGCAAGCCGCGATCCCCTCCGACATTATCGACCTGATTGCCAATGCTAATTACGTTCTCTGGAGTATAGTCTGGTTGCCAATATGCAGGCAATCCGGCATCGTGACATTTTTTCTGAACAGCCTGTCTTGCACCCAACGGCATATGACTCGATATAACAATCGAAGACAATGTCCTCTTGGTTAATTTTTCAATCATAGAGTCAGACAGATAATCACCGTTTGTATATAACCAAGGAGTAATCCCCCTAGCGTTAAATCTTTCGACGATATCTACAAAATCAGGATGCATGAGAGATTCGCCATAGTGGTTCAAACCTACATTATTAAACTGACCCATCTGAATTAGAACATCAATGCACCGATCAACGGTGTTGTAGTCCATATATCCCTTTGGTCTGGTCATATTGGTCTGGCCACAATAGTGACACTTTCGATTGCAAAAACTTGTTAATTCAATCTGGACAATCCTTTTCATTAATCGTCCTCGCCATCTTCAGTCTCATCTGCATTAGCGGCTTCGGTAAATTCCTCGCCAGTTTCTGGATCTTGAAAACTAATCGTTTCTAAGAAATCATCCACTGCGCTTTTCATTTCGTCTTTCATGCAGCTACCTCCCATCTGTCAAAGACCATCGGATCAATATAACTATCTCTTGCCATCGTCGGAGTATTCCCAAGTTTTTTTGCTACAATCTTTGACACCTCCATTATCTTGTGTGCTTTTTCTTTCGCAGTCATAGCCTGTGTGCTTGGCGGAGGTATTCGATCTGATGCCTCAAGCGCTGTGGATGTAGCGACATGGGTTCGGAAATCCTTTACCTTAAAATCTTTTTTAGATATAGATTTGAGGTAATCGCGCACCTTACTGTCGCTAGTGTTAAACAGCCTGCCCTTTTTGCCTGAGACCATAGCCGCGATTTTAGCATCGTCAATAGTGTGACTCTGGGTCACGCCCTTCTTGCCGACGAATTCGAATGTAACCTTGCTGCCGTTAACTTTAACGTGATCGCTAGTCAGAGTCGATGCCCCATACGCTTTCACTTTTGCGCCTGTCTCGGTGTCAGAACCTATCCGAAACCCTGTCCTATCGATCAGATAAAGGACCTTAGCTTCATCGCTACTACGCATGTCTGCTTCGATCTTTAGCATAAACTCTTTACGAGCAGCTCCAAACTGCTTTAGCCTATTAAACTTTTTCATTGCCGCCGCATCGTGATGCTTAGACGAATAGATAGACTGGCTGCGCCCCTTAGCGTCCGTCCCTTTTACCTGAAGCGCCGCGTCGGGATCTGGATTAACCCAGACGTTTTTCCAGGCCGGCGGAACCTTATAACCACGACTCTTTGCAGTTTCGAACGCTTTCGCTTGTTCTGGAGTCCGCTCGGGACTTTTTGCTTTGGCCTCTGGCTTTTCCTTTTCTGGCTTTTTCCCCAGCTTGGCTTCTCTTAAATCCAGCTCCCGAGAGCGATGGTCAACTTCGCGCTGAGAAAGCTCTGCCTCTTTGGCAGAAAGATCTCGCTCTCGCTGCGAGATATCATCAAACTTTTTATTGGCCTGTTTCGTTCGTTCAGTAGCAGGAAGAACCTGCTTTCCATTTTTCCGAGCTTCCAGTTCTTTTTCGATCGCATCGTGTTTAGATTGTCGATCCTTTTCGACTGGATGATCAGCCGCGTTGCCCTCATGTATTGGCACCCATTTCCCAGGAGCCTCTTTTTGATATCTAATACCGTTGTATTCGTGGATGGTTCCGATCGGGAAACTTGCCTTAATAACTGTGTCATTAATCACCGCCTTCATTGCGGTTAGCATTCTTTCCGATTCTCGATATCCGTCTGGGTTCCTGGCTGAGTTGTGGTATCTGATCCCATCGCTCGACAAATCATATTTCCCCTGATCGGCCCAATATTGAGCCGAATACGGCAGGTACAGTCCGTCCGAAGTGCGCCGATATGGATTGTGGACGTCGCTGTGTTCGCCTACCTCGTGCGGCACCATTGGGTCAAAGGTAAACGCTTTCCTAAGCAATAAGCGTTCATGTTTCTTTTTTGCTAGTTGCTGTTGTTCTATTTCAAGCGACTTGCCAATCGTCTCATCTAAGATCGAAGCGATTTCCGTTAGGTCTTGCATCGTTAAACCCCGCCAATAACCCATGTTAGTCTGATGTCGTCTGCCGATCCGGTTACATTTTCAACCGAAAGCGTAGTAAAGTCGCACCACATTTCGTTGACCACATCACCAGCCATCGATAGCTCGGCTCCCGTCACACCGTTGATGTTTAGCTCAAACGGTCCGTCTGCATACAAATAAAAATACTTGCCCTGACTGATCTGCCCCATCGGTAGGGTGAACGTATCGCCGACATCAACCGCATGAGTCGCCGACCCGCCCTCTTCGATCGAAGTCTTATCTAATGTCTCTCGGTCCAAATCATAGAACCGAATATCCTTTGGCGATGTCGAATCATCCTCAGATAGCATTATTGTCGCTTTGCGTGAAAATCGCATAGATGTCCTCCAAGGGTTGCGTCCTTAAATGATATCATTGATAAGGATCAAACTGCTAATCAAAACTGAAACTAAACCCGCTCGACGAACACGCCTCGTTTGCTATCCAAAGCGACATCACCGTGTCATCGTGACTACCGACTCCGGCTAGCTTGCCGTTCGTCCAGGTAAAACATTTTAATTCACCGAGTAGGACGTCCGTGATCCTCCTGTCTCTTTCAGTTCTTCTGGGAATCTGAAACTTCCTATTTTCGAACAATATCTGAAGCGATGGAACACCCCTTTCAAGCGAGTTCTTCTGTGCAGTGGTCGTAAAACCATGAACAGGCATGTCCGTATTAGCGACCAACTGATCGCGAAAGACACGCTGGAATTGATTGTGCTCTATATATATTTTTTGAGGCCTAAATTTATAATTGACCTCTTCGATTTCCCTTAATTGGTCCGTCATGCTCTTGCCCTTCGACCTTCTGATATCTAAGAGCCTACGGTTCTTGTATTTGTCTACCCCTAGGGTCGTGATCACGCTAAAGTCGGCTCCGACGCTCGCGCTAAGAGCTAGATCGATTCCAGTATAAACATCATAGTGATCCCATAGATCGTCGGGTACGTCCGTAAGCAATTCGAGGTCTTGTCTGTAACAGTCTGTTAATATTTTTTCTGGAAACAAACTAGAAGCATCAGAAACCGGAATACAGCGATATTCTCTTGCAAATCGAACCGACCCTATTTCTCGCTCTCTAGCTTTGAGCATATTAAGTGAATAACGAGTAGGCCACAACGCTTTACCGTGTTCATCAATCGCAGAAAAATGACAGTGTTTATATTCAGCATTATTTTTTAAATCGGCATACAAATCAGAAGCA